AACAAGTCTATAGAGTTAGCTGATGTTACTAAGCCACCTGCACATGCTACGGTAAAAGGTTGTGAACGTGCCATATATTTTAAAAGTAAGTTCTATCGTCTGTCATATATTTTGGAGCTGGATTCATTAGGTTTGACTTCATATACTTCATACCTTTTTTATAATCATCCAATGCGAAAGCTGCTTGTTGTGGACTTTCTTTAAACTGCCAAATGTAATAACGACTTCTAGCTGTTATTATATTACTGTACTGCTCTGGTAAAGTGATTGTATCATCATAAGCTGATAATGCAGTCGGTCTTACGAAAGCATAAAAGTGTATATTATAAACCTTATCAGGTATTGGACTTAATCCAAACTTTCTACTATCTGGAGACTTAATAACAAATCTAGGTTCTCCATGGTTTTGAGTATCTGCATCATCTGCATTCTCACTATCTCTGTAGTATCTTGTCCAGTCTGTATTCGTAAGAAACTTTAAACCTTTAGAGACATAAGGTGTTGTTTCTCCACTTACGTTGATTGTTGTAACATAAAAGTCATCCCAATCTATTGAAGCATAGTCTGTAGTAATACTAGAACTACCAGACTTAAGTGTGTACCATCTTTGTCCTGCAACTGTAGCAACTGTTACGTTACCATAAAAAGGGTCAGTGCTTCCACTAACTCCTGCAGAAAAGAAAGGTAATTGTGGTTCTTCGTTGGCTATATCAAATATAGATTTATTGATACTATCTTTAACAAACTTCTGAATACCTGTAGCGTTTGTAAAGTTTGCAGATGTTAAAGGAACTTCATTAAGTTCTCTTAATACTTCGTTAGTTATGTCAAGATATGTTGTAGCCATTATTTTTTATGAACCTTTTGAATTGGAAAGTTTGCTTCTAAACTTGCACCTTTATGTTTTACAAACTTACCTGTGTGTTTCATTAATTTAAACGTACCATTTTTTTGTTTCATCCAATGGTGTCCTTTTGGTGCTTTAACTTTCATAATTATTTAGGCATACATTTTGGCATTTCGCCATGACCATAAGAAGGTTGAGCTGAACCGCCTTTAGCATATTTCATTCTACCACCATGCATTTTTTTATCTCTAGGCTTCATGTTATACATTCCACCACCCATCATCTTTTCTCTTTTTTCTTTTCCGTATTTCATTTTATCTCCTTTAATTTAAAAAGTGGAGGGTCAATTAAGACCCCCCGAGTGACAATTAGTCAATTACATAGAATGCACTTACTAAAGCATCATCTCTAAGTACTTTCGCACCATAGACATGTAAGCCTCTTACTATATCACCAAATGATGATGGGTCTCTCAACACTTCAGTTGAAAGAATAGTATTAGCAGTAGCAGTTGATGAAATGTGACCAGCCATACATTTACCAGTAGCATTAGATGTAGCAGCAACATTGTTAGATTTGTACATGTCAAATCCTCTTAGTTTACCACTTGATACTAAACCGTTTCTGATAGAGCCTTGTCCAGCGTTAAAGTCAACAGACATTAACTTAGAGTCAGCTTTAGCTAATTCTTCATAGAATGAAGGAGGAGCTACGAACCATCTACCTTCTTCAGGTACATTCTGTTCGTCTAATAGTTTAGCAAATCTTGCCATAAGGTCAATTGCATCTACACCAGTTCCGTCTGAACCTAATAGGTCTACAGAGTTAGTTGCGTGTCCTAATGTTGCGTCAGCAGTTGCACTGTCTGAACCGATAATGTGGTCAGGTGATGAAGCTGAACATCCAGCAAACATAGTTGCTAGAACAGCAGCATCATATGCATCTTTAAGAGCATACGCAGCAGATGAAGAAGCTACTTCTTTGAAGTTGACATGTGACATTTTAGTTTCAATATCATCTACGATGAATTTGAAAGCTTTAGCACTATCAACAACAAGAGTTGTTTCAGCATCAGTTAGTTTAGTTGCAGTTGTGTCAGAACCTCTTGTATAGTCAGATACAGAGATTACTGGTTCACCAATGATTTTTACAGAGTCTCCGTAAGCAGATATCTCACCGGCATAGTCGGTGTTAGTAATAGCTTCAACTACACTTGCCTTTCTGAAAAAGTTAAGAACTTTCTTAGAGTATATGGAAGGTAGGAAGAAACTATTAGTTTGTCCACTAACGGAGTTTGCAAAGTTTGCATTAGTATCAGTTGAGGGTTCAAAATATTGAGCCATGATATATTCCTTTAGTTATAATAGTTATTTTACGATTCTGCCTTCTTGCATTGCATCTGATATCTCTTTTTCAAATTTATCAAATTCAGCAACACTCATTGCAGAAATCTCCTTTTCAGACCAAACCTTTTGTTGATTAGGTTCTATACTTTTTGTTTTAGTAGAGACCATATCAGCAGCAGATTTTCTAGTCTGTTTAGAAGATGACTCAGTCTTAGTAGGTTCAATTCCAAAATCCTTTTTAAACAAGTCTAAAGCACGTGAAGCTAGGTCAGCATCAGAAGCGTTTGAGTATATCCAGTCTTGGATAGACTTAGGTTGTTCTTTTGCCCAACCATGAAAATCGTCACTGTTTCTGATATCTTCAAAATCAGGATGTCTTTCCATTAATCTTTTCTCTGCACTCTGTCGTACTAAGTTGTTTTCACGTTCTTGGAGTTTACTAAGGCGTTCTTCTAGAACTTTTGCTTTAGTCTCAGATTGTAAATGAGCAACGGTTTCTACGACTTCGTAAACATCAGGATAGTTATTTTTAAACTCTTCTAGTTCTTCTGGAGACTTAGGAGCTTTGTATTCGGTTCTATTACTAGTAGCCTCTTCAATTAACTCTTGTTCTCTAGATTTAAACTCGTTAAGCTTACTATCGTAATGTTTTTTTAAATCATCATATCTTTTTTTATAATCTGGTTTCTTATAAGGAGTATCCAGATTTTCTGTTTTAACATTATCTGTAGACTTAACTTCAGTAATGTCATCACTATCAAAGAGTTTATTCTTTTCAGAAGGCTCTTCAAAATACAATTGATTAGCAGGGGTAAAAGGTTTATCTTCTACGTGGTAATCTTTCTTTGCGTTATAAGGATTCGCTTGTTCTTCCTGTTGGACTGTATTAGTCATTTTCTTTTTCTCCTACTCAGGGCTTGTTTCACAAGGTAGCTCTATGTCGACTAGAGGGCTTGTTTGTAAAGGTAGCCTTTCGGTTATTAAAATGATAAAGTGCCTACGCTAATAGGGTGGCTTTATCGTTAGTTTGTTTAGCTTCTTACGTATGGCTGATACTTAATCATGTTTTCATTTATAGCTTCTTGTGTTGGGTCTGGAGCCATGTCCATTCCTAACAACGCATCAGCTTGTACGTTTACATTATTATCTTCAGGCATTCCACCTTCAGCTAAACCTTGTCTTTCATCTGCAGCAGCTTCAGCTTCTTTCATCATAGACATTAAAGTGTCTTCTCCGATTTCTTCTACAGCTTTTGCAGTAAAGACAAATTCTCCATCAGATAACCTAGCAGGTATACTGTCAGAGACTCCTGAACCCGGTCCATTAACAGGACCAGACCCAGCAAATTCTTGAGCAACATCTATTATCTTATCGAATAACATAGATAGTTCCTCGTCTTGTTCTAGTTTAGAAGTTAGCATATCTTCTTCTTCTTCGCTTAATGCTTCTTCCATTATAAATCTTGTGTAGTTATCTTCCATTTCACCGTCAGATTCCATTTCAGATTCCATTGGAGGTGTCATAACCATTAACATTTGATTATCTATTTCTCCGCCTTCAGCTTTTATTTGTCTTCCACCCATCATTAAAGGGTTTACATCTTCAGCCATTTCTCTAACTCTTGCTTTAATATCAGCTTGTAAATCTTCTTTAATATCTAATTGTTTAGCTACTTTTTCTCTATCTTGTATACTTAGTCTAATATACTCATCTCTATCTTTTTTATTTTTAACATCTTTTACTTGAGCTTTTGCCATTCTGTTTACGAAAGCATCTTTTGAGTTTTTAAAGTCTTCAAGCATATCAAATCCTTCTTCTTTTCCATAAACAATTCTACCTTCTGAATAACCCATACGTTCTACAACTTCTGGTGCTTCTTTTCTAAGAGCTTCTATACCCGGACCACCATCTTTCATTCCGTATCTTTTTTTATCGTCATCTAACATTATGTTTCTTCCTTCCTATTAATTGCTTCTTTAACCTGCTTGTCCAGTTGCTCCAACCGTACCAGAGAACTCACTCTCCCCTGCAACCGGTACATTTCCTGTTCCGATGTTGCCACCGCCAGTGCCTGTAGCTCCAAGTTCTTGAGGTTGTTGAGGTACTCCTTCAGGTCCTCCCATTGGGGGCTGTTCACCACCGGGTTGAGCTTCCTCGCCATTTGTTTGTCCAGCATTCTGCATTCCTATTATTTGTGCCATGATTGCAGCTTCTTCAGGGTCATTGAGTATTTCATCAGGGTCTAAGTCTAAGCTGTAGGCAAGTTCACTTACGAGTTTAGAAATCTTAACAAATGGAGCAATAGCAGGACTTTGTGCAGTTTGTAAGAACATAGTAAGTCTTTGACTTCTAACTTCTTTTTGCATCAAGCTATTTGTTCCAGTAGCTTTAACTTCTAAATCACCTTTAACATCCAACTCATCTTCTAAGAATTGCATGTTCCACTGGAAGTAAGACTCCCCTAGTGGCTTTAATAAAAAGTCATCAAGGTTTTTGATAACTGTTTTAATATTTAAACTTGATGCTCCAAGTAACATAGACATACCAGAAGCAGTCCTTGTCATACTTTGAACACCTGTTTGACCGTGTGAATAACTAGGTATACCTGTTTGTTCATCTGCAAGTTGTCTAAACTTGTCAAACATCATTAAGTTTTCTTGTGATGTATTAGGAAATTTTAAACCGTGTATAGCTTGTCCCGGCATTCCAGCTTGTCTTCTAAAGACTTTACCCGGATATATTTCCATTGATTGTCCACCTACTAAAGCAGACTCATCTACATCAAACACTAGAGAACCAGACATTGCTAAGTTATCTATAGCCATTCTTGCATGACCGTTCATAATCTGTTGTGAATCATCCATATTTTCTGCTACACCAATACCAAAGAAGTTGTATGGGTTTCTTTCGTATGGGAAAGCATTGTATGGTATTCTATATGGAGTGAACGGATTTAGTACAGCCCTTAACAAGTAGTGTCCACATGTCCATATGTTTACTTGTACTTCATCTAAGTCATCAACAGTGTCGGGTAAGTCGATTCCTACTTCTCTTGCGTACTCTGCATCCATCATTCCCCAGTATTCTAAGACTTCAAAACTGCTATTTATATCTTCATCACTTCTAGCATCGTCTTTTAACTGGCTTTCAAAATCTTTCTCTACGTAGTTAGCACCCATCTGTATTGCACTACGTATTGCATCATCATCAAAGTAAGGCATGTTTCTTAGTTGCCTTAATTGACTTCTATTCATTTTATGTCTGTGAATAATAAATTCACATTCTTCCATATTAGTAGCGTTAGGGTCAGGGTAAAAATCCCAACAACTAACAAACTCAATTCTAGGTACTCTAACTTCTAATGGGTTATAATTTCTATTACCTTCTTCATCTGTATCCCACTTGTGAAGTTTTTTGTTAAAGTTAAACGGTCCTTTTACAATCCCTGTACCAAGTAGAGCAGCTTCTAAAAGAGCATTTCTTAATTCTGAGTTTCCATTTGAT